ATGCGCAATGCTGTATGAATGTGGGCTATGTGGCAGACACCACGGCTTATATAAATAAGTTAAGGGGTGATGCGTAATGGCGATTGAGGTTGTTGTCGCACTTATAGGACTTTGCGGCTCTGCGGCAGGGTCATTTGTTGCGGCTCTTATTTCAAACAAGGTTTGGCAGTATCGTATTGAACAACTAGAAAAAAAGGTTGAGAAACACAATAACCTGGTAGAACGGATGTATAAACTTGAAGAAAAAGAAGAATTGGTTGAGGAAAAACTCCGGGTTGCCAATCACAGAATTGAAGACCTTGAATGTTACCATAAACCATGAGAAAGGATGTATCTATTATGGAATTTCTGAATGATTATCTTGTACTAATCGTTGTCGGTATTTGTCTTTGCGTGGGGTATGTAATCAAGAACTTTATCCCGACAGACAAAATTAACAAATTTATTCCGCTGATCATGGCGGTGCTTGGCGTGTTTTTGAATATGTGGCTGAATGGCTTTGCCATTTCGCCGGAGATACTGCTTGGCGGTCTTGCATCGGGTCTTGCGTCCACAGGAATGCACCAAGTATTTAAACAATTCATTGAGAAAGGCGGTAAATAATTATGGCTATCAAGGAATATAAGAGAACAGACAATATCAAGCTTTCCGAAAATTTCAAGGTATCGGAGTTTCGTTGCAAATGCGGTTGCGGTACTCTGCTGATTGATGAAAAATTGGTTGACAATTTGCAGAAAATCCGTGATCATTTCGGTGCACCTATTACCATTAACAGCGCATATCGTTGCGCAAAGCATAACAAGAATGTCGGTGGTGCTTCCGGCTCTCGCCATACCAAAGGACAGGCAGCGGATATCGTTGTTCAGAACGTGAAGCCAAAAACGGTTGCACAGTACGCTGAAAGCATCGGTATTCTCGGTATCGGTCTTTATGAAACATCTAAGGATGGATATTTTGTACACGTTGACACAAGAACAACCAAATCTTTTTGGTATGGTCAGAAGAACGAAAAGCGCACCACATTCGGTGCGGAAGCGGTCAAGGTGACGGTGAAGGAATGGCAGGCGGCGGCAATTGCTGACGGCTTTAAATTCCCTAAATACGGTGCTGACGGCAAGTGGGGTGCTGAGTGCGAAGGTGTTGCCAAAAAGGCTATTGCCAAAAAGAGCATTTTGTACACAAACAAAAATCTGACTAAGCTCGTTCAGCGCGTGGTCGGAGTTACCATTGACGGCAAATTCGGCAACGATACCAAAAATGCTTTAATGGGCTATCAGAAGCTGCATGGTCTTGTTGCGGACGGTGTTTGCGGTATCAACACTTGGAAATGTATTCTTGGCGTTAAATGAGCGAAAATATTGCTCACCATTGCACGATAAAGGCAGACGGCATATTTGTACTAGGGTAAACGCTAAAATTCAATATAGGGCAAAAATAAGGGAATGAGGCGTTATGCTTCATTCCCTCTTTTTTATTTAATAGGAAGTGAAATTTGACTTCCTATTTGACTTCTTGCATTTTACATTTGACTTCTTCGATGATGTCCTCTAACATTACGATTTTCACAAGGGAAGCATAGGCATCACCTTTGTCTTCGTTTCGTTTTGTTTCGTTATGCCATTTGTACGCTTCGGCAAGTTGGTCTTGAAGGTAGTTTAGGATTTCTTCTGCTGTTCTCATAAAGCATCTTCCTTTCATCTTGACAAATATTCCCAAGTGTGATAGAGTGCAAGCGGTATTTAGCGTTTACAAGGGGAAGGTGTATACCATAAGGGGAGTGCAGATAAGTCGGGACTCCCTATATGGCATAAGTGGGGATGCCTTGTGCGACAAGGTTTTCCCCAACATCCCCTATTTAGTATTTAGGTACTCTTTGATTTTTTGCTGTTCGATTTTGGAAAAGGTTTCCGCTAATAGTGTTAGTAAATCTTTCATTGTAGACAGCTCCTTTTTAGAATTTCCAATGGATAGTTACTTCTTCATTGTCAATTTCGATATAATAAATAAGAGATTGAACGATGTTTCGCTTATCCATGAGAGAAAGGTCTTTATCGTTTATCAATGTTGCGAGATTTTGGATTTGCTCGTTTGTCATTCCTTCTTGGTCGGTTTGGGGAACATCGAGTGAATCCAATTCTTTTTGCAATCGCATTTTGGTTTTGTTGTGTTCTGCCACCTTGTTTGAAATAAGGGACATATCCATTTCACCGTCAGCGTACAAGTCCATCAGTTTGGAAATTTTGGCTGTGATGCCTTCGATTTCTTGATTGATGGCTTTTATTTTATCACTTACATCGTTGATCGGTTTGTTTTCTCTCACTTCATCAATATAGGAAGGATCGAGTGACAGATTTGTGATCTCTGTGATAATGGCGGCATCAAGCTCTATCATTCTGTAATTCTTGTTTTTGCAGTTTGGGTCTTTGATCATGCGCTTTATTTTCTTACTGCGTGAATAACAAGAGTAAATGAGATAGTTTCCGTTGTAATCGAGCTTGGCATATTTGCCGCCACAATGCTTGCAATACAACATACCACCGAGCAAGGTAGAATGCTCTCTTCTGCCGGGTGCGTGTTTTTCTCTGCGTTCGTCCATAATCTCTTGCATGGCATCAAATTCATCTTGCGTAAAAATCGGTGTATGTGTGCCTTGATAGAATTTATCCCGATGCTTCATCATTCCCAAATAGAGAGGGTTTGACAAAATAAATCGAATTGTTTTTGCTGTCCAATCTCCGTATTTATGCTTAAATCCTTTTGCATCCATCATTCTTTCAATGGTGCGGACAGGAGTGTGTTTCAAAAACAAATCTGCCGCTTCTTTGATCTGCATGGCTTCATACTCATTCAGTATCAATTCTCCATCGATATAATCATAACCAATGGGCGGTGTACTGCCGCCATGCCATTTCCCTTCTTCTGCTCTTGCCTGCTTTCCCATCATGGTACGTTCCTTTATTTTCTCCCTTTCCAATTGGGCGAATACGGCAAGGACACCGAGGATCGCCTTACCGAAGGGAGTTGAAGTATCGAAATTTTCTGTCATGGAAGAAAAGCCGACACCGTTTTTTTCAAAAACATCTTCAATCAAATATAGGGTATCTCTTTGGCTTCGGGAAAGGCGGTCTAACTTATAGACAAGTACCATGTCAATTTTCCCGCTTTCCGCATCCTTAATCAATTCCTGCAATCCCGGTCTATCGAGATTGGACCCTGTGAATCCGCTATCGGTGTAAATTTTGTACACCATCCAATCTCTTGCATCACAATACTTTTTCATTCTGTCGATTTGTTCGGGTATGGAATAGTTATCTTCTTGCTCATGCCCCGATACCCTTGGATATAATGCTACTCTCATGCTGCCATCTCCTTTTGTTTATTCTTGTTGTTACTCTAAAGCTTCTCTAAAGTTTCTCTAAATGGCATCACCACCTTTTGAATAAAATATGTGCGAATTGTGAAGTAATTTTGAATACAACAAATTCCTGTATTATTTGACAAGGCAAACAAGTATACTGTTTTACAACAAGACCAAACGCTTGTTTGCCCCGGAAATAACGAAAAGGAAGGTTTACCACCATGAAAGAAAACAAGTTGCTATCCTACATTTCTTCACTTACTCCCGAACAGATTGAAAAGATCGTCAATCATCTTGAACTATTGACTTCATTACCTTTAGCACAAGATCCACCTTGTCATCGGGAACAGACTTTGCAAAATCAATAAGCTTCTGCATATTCTCCGAAAGCCTATCGTCAGCGGTAGGCTTTTCTTCTTTTTCTTCCTCTCCTAATAGATAACCTACGGAAACACCGAAGTAGGATGCGATCTTTTGTGCGTTGGCAGCTGATATTCCGGTTTGCCTGCCCATTTTAAGGTCTGTTAGTATTCCTTTGCTCATTCCTATTTCGGTACACATTTTTCCGCCTTTAATACCCTTTTCATTACACAAGGCTATGATATTTTCATACAATGTACCCAATTCCGTACCACCTTTCTTGGTTAGTTTTCACAAACTTACGGAAAACCGTAATTTTGTGTTGACAAATACGGTTTTCGGTACTATAATAAAAAATGTGAGTACGGAAAACGGTATTGTCCTATACTTGACACCTATATTATAGTACCTTTCGCCGTACTTGTCAAGATAAAGAACGCAAAGGGGGTACGATTTGGTGAATTTGAGCAAATTTTCAGATTTCGGTTTGTGCGTAAAGACGAAACTTTTGCAGATCGGCAAGGAACAGAAGTGGCTTGAAGAAGCGGTTGCCGAAAAAACAGGGTTGTTTGTCGATAGCGGTTATATGTACAAGATTTTGACCGGGCAGAGAAACGCACCGAAGATCGTTTCAGCAATTCGTGAAATTTTGGAAATTAAAGAATAAGGAGAAAGAACATGGCAAAGGAATTTTTAACAGATCTTGAAGTAGAAAAGGAAATCGCAAGGCTGACCGCAACGGAAGCTGTGAAATTGGCAAGACGTGAGCTGCGGTTAAAGTACAAACGCAGACAGCAGTTGTATACGCTTCGTGCGTTAGAGAAGCGTGGCAAGGAACTTATGGAATCGGGTGTGACATGTGAGAACATCGATGTGCTGATGAAGATTGCGGAAGAGGATGATACGGTATGAGAATCATCCACATCATGAAAGACGGAACGGTACTAGATTCCGTCAAGGGTATCGTTATCCAAGACAAACAATTCTACCAAGTATTAAACAACATACAAAAAAGGAGAAAAAATGAAAGTGTTTAGATTTATACATAGGTTGACAGCATTTGTCGGTGTTGCACTTTTGATGTGCGCAATGTGCTGTGAGGACATGAGTGCCATTCACTCGTTTGCCAAGTGGGGCGTTTTGTTTATGATTCCTTCGGTGCTGTATATGGCTTGTGAGAAGGTTTTTGGGGGTGAAGACGATTGCGAGTATTGAGCCTATTCGATGGTATGGCTTGCGGTGCGTTGGCATTGCAATCAGCCGGGATAGAAATCGAAAGCTACGATGCGTTTGAAATTGACAAATACGCAATTCAAACATCCTCACACAATTTGCCGCTCATTCGACATCATGGTGATGTGTTTGAAGCGGATTTTACAAAATTCAAGGGTGTCGATCTTGTATGCGGCGGATCTCCTTGCACATATTGGTCTATTGCACAGAAGAATAACCGAGAAACCGAAGCAAGCGGTATGGGTTGGGAGTTGTTTCAACAGTATGTCAGATCCATCAAGGAAGCGGAGCCGCAATATTTCATTTACGAAAACAACAAATCAATGAGCAAGCAGATTCGGGCGAGTATCGATGAAGCGTTTGGATTTGAAGCGGTGTTTATCAATTCCGCACTTGTTTCGGCACAGAACAGACAGCGTTTGTATTGGGTAGGCAAGCGAAATGCAGATGGTACATACAGTAAGGTTAATGTGGAACTTCCCGAGGACAGAGGGATTCTGCTGAAGGATATTTTGGAAAGCGGTGTGGTGGATCGTGAAAAGGCATATCCGATACTGACTACGCATCAAGGCAATGCAAGAGATTATTTCAAGAAGCAACACGCACAGATTGTACTTGAGCCGATCAACATTACCGACATCACAAATGTAGCACAGCCTGTTAGAATCGGCACGATGCCGAGAAGTGATGGAGAGATGATAGACCATCAACAATCACGAATCTACAGTATTGATGGAAAGGCAACAAATCTCAATGCAAACGGTGGGGGACAAGGGGCGAAAACCGGACTATATGCTGTTCCCATTTGTCACACGATTCCGCAAGAAGTGACAGTAAGAAAATTCGCTTGTGATCTTGGAAAGTTTCAATCACTTCTTCGAGAGAGAGCAAGAAAGAACTCAAACTGACAAACAAGCACATTGCCGATGAATTGGACAGACCGCAGACAGAGGTGGAGCATTGGTTTAGTACAGATAAATATTTCAATGTTCCCGATGCGGATATTTGGTTTGACTTAAAGACTTTGCTTGGCATAAAAAGTACCGATTTTGATAATTTTGTTACTGTTTTTGAAACAAGAGAAGGTGTGTTTGAAAAAGCAGATCGTTGTTACGATGTAAACGGCAAGATGTCTACTCTTATGACCGGGAAATCAGACAACATCATTGAGCCTACCGAAGATAAGACACAGAAGCCGATCTACGAAGTAAAAGATGGTTTTATCACCATAAAGGACAAGCAATATCCCATAAAGTTGCCCGATGGCTTCTATATAATTCGCAAATTGTCGGTGCGAGAGTGCATGAGATTGCAAACCGTTCCCGAATGGTATGTGTTTCCTGTATCGAATGCACAGGCATACAAGATGCTTGGCAACGGATGGACGGTATATGTGATTGCTCACATTCTCACATTCTTAAAGTGACCAAATAAATATTTCCAATATTCAAAATAATCAAACAAAAGGAGAAAAATCATGGAAGAAACTATCACTATTTCAATGTCAAGGTATTTGGAACTTGTGCGAAAGGAAGAGCGCATCGAAGCGGTGGCAAGAATGTATGATCAGAATGATTATTTTGCTACCAATGTAGATATTGCCGCTGTTCTTGGTATCGAGCGAAAGGGGTAAAGCTGATGGGAGCATTCGACAGCGGAGTTAAACGCTATATTGAAGCTACGGCAACGGTGCGTGTGTTTTTCCCTGTATCGTGGAGAGATAGCACCGAGATTGCCTGCAAGCATTGCAAGTTTTTTGAGAGAGCAAAGCAAAGATGTTGGCTGACACAAGATGTTGTGAATTATCCCAATAATTATGTCGGCAGTAATTGTCCGCTAGAGCCAGTTATGGAAGAAGAACTTGAACCTATTGAGGAGTAAAACATGGATAATCTTTATATTTATGAAAAAGTCAGAAGCGTTCCCGAAAACGCAAAGAAGCCGATTAAAGGCGGTAGATTAAAAGGCATGACCGATATCAATCCCATGTGGCGAATTAAGGTGCTTACCGAACTATTCGGCATCTGCGGTATCGGTTGGAAAACGCAAATTGTCCGCACATGGATCGATGAAGGTGCGGATGGGGTGTATATCACCAACGTGGAGATTCTGCTCTTTGTGAAGGTAGACGGAGCATGGAGTGAGGGAATCCCCGGTATTGGCGGCAGCTGTCTTGTAGCAAAGGAAAGCGGCGGTTTATATACCGATGATGAATGTTATAAGAAAGCCTATACGGATGCGATCTCGGTTGCTTGTAAGGCGCTTGGAGTAGGGGCAGATATCTACTGGAACGAGAACACCAAGTATACGCAAGGCAACGAAAAAAATGAAGAGCCGTTGACATACCAAACAGCACTTGCCTTGACCGTTAACTTCGGTCAGCACAAGGGGAAAACACTACAAGAGATTTGGAAAACCGACATCGGCTATATCAGTTATCTTGCAGGCTGTGACAATGAGCGCATTAAGGAAGCTATTGCGATTATCAATGCCGAACTGAAAAAGGCGAAAGAAAAATGAGGGTACAAGGCAAAATCCTCTCTGCCGAAAATGACATCATCACTATCAAGGTGTGTGCCGATGCGGAAGGATGGTGCATTGACCACGGTGCGAAAACTGTCGAGGTGCGTATAGACGATGGGCGAAGCATTACTTCCGATCAGCGGCGGAAAATCTACGCCACCATGCGAGATATTGCCGAATGGATGGGTGATACTCCCGAAGCGGTGAAAGAGTATTTCAAGTGGTCTTTCTGCGGTGACAATGAGCATGAAGCGTTTTCCTTATCGGATGTAGATAGGGAAACGGCAAGTGAGTTTTTAACCTATCTCATTGACTTCTGTATTCAAAATGGTGTGCCTTGCTCTGATCCTTTGTGGGACAGATGCGAGGATGTGGAGCGGTATATGTACGCTTGTGTCATGACAAGGACTTGTTGCATTACCGGGACGAAGAATGCACAGATACACCATGTAGATCGCATAGGCATGGGAAACAATCGCAAAACCATGTGTCAAGTGGGGATGCGTGTTGTGCCGCTGTCGGCTGATCTGCATCGGACGATTCATTTTACAGGCAACGAAGAAGCGTTTTATAAACAATATCACATAGAGCCTATCGCACTTACCGAGAAGATGTGCAAGCATCTCAATCTCGGAAAAATATATGTTTCATAAGGAGAAAAAAAGAAGATGTGTAAACTCAAAAGCGCAATTATTTTGAAAGATCGGATATTTATGCCCGATTACGATTCCCACAGCGATATGTTGGAAGAGCTGAAAATCAAGGACGATTATCTCCATGCAAGCAAAACATTTGTACGCGCGGAGCTTTCGCCAAAAGGCGGTGATGTGTTTTCCGACATTGATACATGGGTGTTAAATGTTGATCAAGATATCACGCCCGATTGGTTTGATGCCGATACATACAAGCCGAAAATGGTTGAAATGGTGAAGGAGTGGGCGAAAACCCATATTCACATCGGAGTGAAAGGCTTAAAAATCAACGCCGGACAAAACCACTATATCAAGGATTGTTACGATGTAGAGGTGTACGGTTCTGCCACGGTCAAAGAGGTGTGCGGTTCTGCCACGGTCAATAAGGTGTGCGATTCTGCCACGGTCAATAAGGTGTGCGATTCTGCCACGGTCAATAAGGTGTACGGTTCTGCCACGGTCAATTATGTGTACGGTTCTGCCACGGTCAAAGA